CCGGACAAGTCCAAAGCCGGGCAATACGATATATAGACATTATCCTCTTGGAAGATATAAACCCCCACATTAAGACTTATTTTAGTCTTACCGTCACTATACTGAGCTTCAAAAGAATGAGCATCCATGATTCTGTGATATATTTATGATTTTATGAGAACAGATTATATTATTTTTTGTTGCAAAGCTAACGAAAAAAATAATCGGATAAACAATCATAAGCTAATTTATAAAGCTGTCTAAATTGTACTTATTATTTCGTTTAGCGGATGCTGCTTTACTAGCATCATTGCCCATTATAAAAACATAGGTGAAAATTATTTATATGCGCATATATGCTGGTGCTTATTTTTGAGTTGACTGGTTATTAATCTCTTTAATTCCTCTTTCGATATTTTGTAAGAGGCTGATACTTCGTCTTTGGTTTTCAGTGATTTGCTGAATTGCATTTTCTAATAATTCGATTTGTTTTGCTTGGTTGTTGATATGCTGGTTTATCTTCCAATACCAGCATAGGAGTTCGCGGCATACGATAAAAATAATGATAGCAACTCCTAAGAATAGGCATAATAATCCAAATTGTTCCATAATGATTTAATGTTTTTAATTTAAATATTCGTTTTGTATATTCTAATTTTACTTAATCGCGGATTATGAGTTTAATTTTTATTTTCTAACTGAGATTTCAATATAGCGTTTTCGCTTTTGAGCGATTCAACAGTTTTTGATAAATCATCTACACGATTTTGGTAGGTTTCTATAGCTTTGATAAGGATTCCGATAATTCTTTGACTTTCTATTTTCATAATATCAATTTTTGATTATATTCTTTTAAATTGAAATGTTTTCTAGGGGTTTTATGACCATTGCATATGATAAGAATAAGGCTTTGCCTTTTGGCTTCGTCTTCATTTGGGTTGACTGATTCATTTTTGAATTCATTCATCAACCTTTCCAGCTTGTCTATAAATACGTTCATCATTTAGGTATTAGTATTAACCAAACACTAAACGTGTACGTTTTGTTTAATTATTATATAAATTAAGCTGTTTTTCTTAATTCTGTAAGTAGGTCTGTAATTCCCTCTAACTTGTCTACTGACGATTGAGTATTGTTGTCTATACTTTTCAGTCTCTTGTTAACCATACTCATGAATTCAACCAATACGTTTCGGAAGAGGCTTTCTGCATGGGCTTCTTCCTCCTTTTTCTCATTTGGCGATGAGGCTATAAGCATTTCTCCTTTTCCACGGAGTAGCCATTCAGCGGAAACGTCTGGGAAAGTATCTAGCGTTAGCAAGATTACGTTAGAACTTACGCCCTTAGTGCTTGATAATTGACTATTAAGGGTCGTTTGAGCAACTCCGATTAATCGGCTGAAATCTAATACAGATGCGCTTTTTGCGCTAATTAGTTCCTTAAACCTTTCTGTTAGAGTATTTTCTATCATAATTTCGTTATTTAATATTGTTCTAAATAGCGAAATTTGGAAAACTTTTCCGAAATTTCGTTTGTTATTTAACTAAAGTTCGTTAGTTTTGCATCCGTAACCAATAAACAACGGTTGCAAACGGATATAAAAATGGCTGTCACGACATAAGCCGTGATTTTGTTCGCACCAAAATTGTTCCATCGGCAAATATAGTGACTTCCATTTTAATATCCTACGAATGAATTAAAAATTAGACGATACGGTTTAGTGGTGTTTACCGTAAGTTATTTAGGATATTTAGGATATCAAAATAAAGCTCTTGCTTAGTACCAATCAACACCACACTAGATTGAGAACGGCAAGGGCTTTTGCTTTTAGAGGATATGAAAAAGAGATTGGTGTTAACAATTGACGAAACCAACGAGGGTAAACATGGGATTACGCTTGATGATGGTGATATGTGCTACGGGATTAAGTTTGATCTTGATATACGGTATATTGAGAAGATGAATGCTATAGGTATAGCGCGCTATATGATCGAAGTGCTGAATAATAATCCAATAAGTGTATTCTGTTCAGTCTCACGGTTGAATGAAGAGATAAAACCCTGTGTGGACAGAATAAAGGCCGTACAAATTAGAGAGCGTGATTTTGAGTTGAGAAAGGAGATAATTGCCGCTATGATAGGTGATGCCTCCGACAAGGATTTTATAAATCGCGTAAATTCTATCTATAACTGGATCAAGGAGGGGAAGGTATGATACCATTAGAAAGACGAATAACGGATGATACCCGGTTGATAGATTTAACCGTAGGCGAATTGAAGGAGTTGTTTGGCAGCTTGATGCCGAAAAATGAAATTACCACTCCTGCCAAAACGGGGCAGAACTTGGTATATGGCATAAAGGGGATAATGGATCTGTTTCATTGTTCCGAAACTACTGCATATCGCCTTAAGTCGGGCGTCATAAAAAAGGCTGTCCGCCAAGTGGGACGAATGATTGTGGTTGATGCTGATCTGGCATTGAGCTTATTCACAGAAAAACGGAGGTGAGATATGGGTCAAGGAAAGAAACGTATTCCAAAGGATTTACAAGAAAAGCTGGATGCGCACGAGGCAAAGGCTGATCTTTACGCACAAGCGATGCTATGTGGTGATTTTGAGAGGAACCGTATCAAGTGGGCGGCAGAACTGGTTAAGATAGCAAGATTACAGAAGGAGATAGACCAGACTATCAAGACAAATCACAGTCCGAGAGAGGGGAAGTATTTATCAATTTAGAATTAAAGTTATGCAAATGGACATAGGAACATTTAAATATTGGCTTCGCATCAAAGGTTATCGTCTTGAATGGTTCGGTACAGGAACGAAGAATAATCCGATAAAGGTAAGAACAAGAAAAAGAGTTTGATTATGAATAAGTTAACAAAGTATACATTATTGGTTGTGGCATTGCTTTTATTGCTAGGCATTGCCGGACGGTGTGACTATAATGAATCTGTCATATATAACATGCCGGACAACGTGTATCAGGTATTAAAGACAGAGTTGGGCAATCCTTCCGACAGTCGGTTAGTTGACGAGTACATGAGCAACCGTAACCATTGGGATAGTTTGGCGATTGATTATCAATTAAAATAATATAGTTATGAAAGAATGGTTTTCCGGTATAGTCAGAGGAAAGACTACCGACAGCAGGGGAAAGGATAAGAAGGTAAGACACCTTTTCATAGTGGATGCCACGGGATTCACCGAAGCGGAAAATGTTTTGGTAGCTGATAAGTTCCCGGTTTACAAAGAGCCTAAGGTTATCAGTCTAAAGAGAGAAGCCATAGAGGCTGTGTATGACGAATGCGATACGGAGAGCGCTGTTTGGTGGAAAGTCGTAATCGGGCTGGAATGGTTGGACGTTAAAGGACGTACAAAGGTTTCCAAATGCACTTATATGGTATCTTCCGAAACAGCCGGAGATGTAAAGGACGTGATAAACAAGTGTATGCAGGGGAGCGTGAGAGATTGGAAGATATTGAAAATAGAGGCTACGCAGGTAAGGGAAATCATAGTCCACAAGGAGAAGCATAATGACGAGTTAAGATAAGTCATTTATTTCGTTTTTCATGGTAATAGGTTTTAGTTTAGGTTTTAGCCGGTGTAGCCTGTGAAGGTGATCCGGCACATGGGGGCTTAGCTCAGTGGCAGAGCGATGGCAGTTAACGGTCAGGGGTAATTAATCTATTTTATTTTGTTTTTGTGTGTTCCATGATACAGGCCGGCAAAACCATAGGTCACGGGTTCAATTCCCGTAGCTCCCACAACTTCAAATGGAAGTTTTTATTAATCAATTACTTAACCAAAGCCGCTATTAAAGGGTAGCGTGAGGTGCGAGTCCTCTTGTATGTTATATTCTATATCAATTATTCTCCCGGTGTGGTTTGACCGCCTATCCGGGAACCATTAAAAAAACGAATATGAAAAAGAATGGATTTCCGGATTTATCGAAATACGAAATATACCAAAAGATGGAATCTGATGAATTTATTACATTGGTATTTAAGAGGATTCACAAGGATTTCCTGTTGGATATTACCGGTGAAATGGAAACGGTTCCCGAACTGGGGGATTTGACCATTTTTTGGGACAAGGGGAAAGAATGGAAAGCTTATGTAGCACTATTGATTTCTAAGGAGTTTGCGGCACAATACCAAGAATACCCGTATAAGTCCAGTACCCAGGAATGGCACGGATGCGCAATAAGATTCCGCAATCCGGAACAGTTGAGTAAGATTATAAAATATAAGCCCAATGTTATCCAGAAAGAAGAAACCGGCAAAAACTAGCAGCACGGCGAACTTGAAAAAGAAGCTGGATGCTGTGTTCTCTCAATATATCAGATTAAGGGATATGATACCTAACACTACGGTGTTCCGTTGTATCTCGTGCGGTTTTATAAAGCCCATAACACAGGCAGACTGTGGCCATTATATCAACCGCCAGCACATGGCAACCCGTTACAGTGAGGTAAATTGTAACGCTCAATGCCGTAACTGCAACCGTTTTGATGAAGGCAATATGCAGGGCTATAGAAGAGGATTGGTGAGGAAGTACGGAGAGAATCAGGTGCTAATACTTGAATCGATGAAATACGAGACAAGGAAATACACTGCATTCGAGTACGAGGCATTGATTGCCCATTATAAGAGAGAGGTGAGCCGGATTTTGAAAGAACGAAATTTGACGATACAATGTTTGACCGAATAACCATAAAGGCAAGGATAGATGTGAACGACATAGAGACTATAGTCCTGAAGAACTACCTTAAGGAATGTTCGGAGGATGATGAGATCTACTACAAGTCGTCTGCATACTCCAACTTTGACGGATGCACTATCGAAATAAGGGGTGACACCTTGAAGTGCAGTTGCTCGGTCTGTAAACTATACCATAAGGGGAAATCGGGCAAACTGGACAACAGCCGCCCGATGACCTTCCGAATGGCAGTAAGGACAATAGAAGAACTGTTGCTCAGGTTGTGCGTAAAAGCGGAGAATGCAGTAGTGACCTATTATGAGATAGGGGTTACAATGAAGATGATCCGTCCGGCAGATGAGTATATAAGACTTGTGGACAGCATAGCGGAACGCACCTTGTGGAATGATGCCAACTATCAGGAGTATCGCCAGAAGACGACCGAGAAGAGTAAGTATTACCGCAAGATATTGAAGATCTATGATAAGACTTACGAGGCAAAGGAGAAGAAAAGGACGGTAGGCAGCAATATCCTTCGCATTGAGACGGTGTACAAGCATCAGTCGGTACCGCTACCCCAATTGATAGACAATGTGTCTCTGAACAAGATGGCTCGGATCTTTTATAAGGACTGGTCAGAGATACGGTTTGAACGGGAGATAATACCTGCTAAAGGTATCAAGCTATCCCAACTAGAGAAAGCCCGTGAAATACAGAGGATTGGCGTCACAAGATACATGGAACGGTACAGGGCCATGTATATGGAAGGGAAACTCACAAAGAAGCAGTGGGAAACCTTACGCACGTTTGCTAATTCATGGGATGTGGAGAATAAGAAGTATACGGAAGTGATGGGTGAATTGGAGCAGGAATTTAAGGAAAAATTACTAAACTGTTTTCAAGCATCATCAATCACGCCAATTATTAAAAAATATAACTAACTGATTATCAAATAATTACACAAAAAGAAAAAGCACCTTATGGGGCGTGGATAAATAATTGTAAATCAGTAAGTTAGTAATAAAAAGATTTAAAATTAACGGTTTTCGGCAACTTGTCTTATACTGCCCGGAGGGTAGTCGGGACGACTTAAAGAAAGCAGTAAAGAAAAAAGAAAGGTGAGATTATGAATTGCGAGATAAAGGGAAGAATAACGGTTGACCTTGGTGTTACAAGAAGGGGAGTGACAAGTAAGGGCTTGGATTACGAGATAAGGGAATATGTGATAACCGAGCAGACCCAATTTGGAAAGTCCATGCAGTTTTCGGTGTACAGTGGTGATGGGCCCGTGAAAGATCCTCTGAAGGTTGGTGATGATGTGATAGTGAATTTCAATGTGTCCGCCAAAGAATACACGGATAAGGATGGGAAGAAAAAATGGTTTAACAGTGTACAGGCATGGAAGATACAAAAGTAGCTGTGGTGATCAGATGGAATACATGGGATCGTACCACAATAGAGAAGATGGCTAAGAGATTTGGGTTTGAGCCTTATGTGAGCGTGAATCGTAAGACAGGTGCTCTTATAAAAAAGGAGGATATGGATTTACTCGAAGAATGCGCGAGGCGTGGAATTATCGCAATATCAAAATAACGAAAAATAAACAATATCATGAAACAGAAAACATTTGAAGAAATAAAGGAAGAACTATTACTGCGCGCCAAGAAAGCAGGAGCTTGTCAAATAGGTTATGCGATGGGATTAAGGAGTCAAAGCAAAGCTGATATACTTAAGGCTATTACTGATAACTGGTATTGGGTGTTACGAACAGCAAGAATAGTAGATGCAGAATATTTAGAAGACAATTTTGCTGAAGAAGATCTTGCGGAAGCTGGTATCTATACACAAAAATACCATGAGGTAACAACGACATCTTTTGCCTGCGGCAGCGCAACAGTGGAAGCCTACGGCAGCGCAACAGTGGAAGCCTACGACAGCGCAACAGTGAAAGCCTACGACAGCGCAACAGTGAAAGCCTACGACAGCGCAACAGTGAAAGCCTACGAAAATTCTTATGTTGAAGATTTAACAGGTAATATTAGGCCCCAGTCTGGATATGCAGTAATCAAGGATTATTACAACCATAAGATTTACATCCAAAAAGGGAGATATCAGATTATAGAGGTTGATTAATAGCTTGCTGATATTACAATAAGAATTTAATTGATAATAATTACCATTACCTGACATCAGGAAAATGGCTCAAAACGGAACAAAAATGATTAGAGCAAGATTTTTTGTAGAAAAGAAAAAATGTGATGGAGATTATCGTCCATTAATATGGCCCATTCAATACCCATACTGGTGTACAGGTGAGAATGACAGATTTTTTATTTTAGTCGCTTATGTTAATGACATAGATGAACTGATGAACTTATGGCCAGAAGCATCTGATGTTTACATTGAAGAAGTGGACAAGATATTCTTCTCTGATAGGTTTCCGAAGCCTGATTGGTACAAAGAGGATTAATTCAAATCGAGATAGTAATGAAGAAAATAATAGATAAACCTGTTGACAAAGTCCTAAGGCCAAGTATAAGCGGCAGTATTTGTTATTGCCGGGTTCCTATAACTCGAAAGATTATGGGTACCGGACCACTGGATTCCGAGATTCTAATAAATTCCGGGATTCCATTGTCGATGAGTGACCTTTCGTATCATTTGCCTACTGGTGCGTATTCATTAGACAATACTTTGGCGAGCCAAAAGGATTATTGTGCCTCATTTTCCACTACACGGTTGCTTCAATTACTTCCAAGTATTTTCGATAGAAACGGAACATCATTGGGGATAATGCTTTATCCCGGGAAGTCCGATGGCTTTGGGCGTAATAGCCTCGTGGGGGTAATTGTAAACATAGATAGTGGCGATCCAGTTGAAGAGTTTCACGGGCATCCGGTGACGGTTCTTGTTAAATTGATAGAATTTGCAGTAAAAGAATTACAAAATGAACAAAGAAGAATTTCAGACAAAGAAAAATGATATTGATTCAAAAATAAGGGAATTGAAGAATCAGAAAATTCAGTTGGAAAAGGATTACATTGAATCCAACCAAAAATATCCTATTGGAAGTAAGGTCTGTATAACGGTCCTTGCTCATGAAAGATATACTTTTTGGAACAATGAAAGGATATTGGTTCCCGAAGCGAAGAAGTTAGCCTATATCGCAGATTATGAAATTGATGATAACGGAGAGGTTGTCCCATCTTTAAGACAGTTGGATTACAATGGGGGCATGTCAGCAATACCTTTATTTGTTAATTTAAAGAAGGCTATAATTGAATTAGTGTAAATCGATATAGAAATGAGTAAAACAACAATTTATTACCTATTCCTAGTAGTAATGTATATGCTGCTAGGATAGGTGGAAAGGAGAGATATGAAACAGACAGTAGAAGAAGCGGCAAGTGAAAATATCCTATTTAATCATAGGACAGTTGATAGAACTTTGTTTGGTAAAGATTTGGCAAAGTTTGGAGAGATTAATTTCGTTCAAGGTGCCGAATGGCAGTCAAAGCAATCTCCTTGGATAAGTGTTAAGGAACGGTTGCCAGAGCCTAACAAGGAAGTTCTTCTTTATGATAAGAACTCCATCCGGCATTATGTCATAGGATGGCTTCGGAGAGATAAAGGATATAACGAAGGCATGTGGAGGCTCTCCAATGGTTGGGTTGAAGATAAGGGTATAACCCACTGGATGCCGATTGATGAACCAATAACCGAGTAATTATGAATGAAGTAAACTTTAATAGAATGTTCGGACAGCAAGGATGGATTTGTCCGAAGTGTGGAAGGGTATATTCACCTTTTACACAAATGTGTTTGTATTGCGGAAATAACAATTCCGAAAATACATTTACATCTGCAAATACACCTACAAAAACTTTTGATGAGATACTCGAATCCAACAAGGATGTACTGGAACGGATTAAAGAGAAAGGAGATTGACTAATGAGATTTATATTAATTATACTTATGATAATCATGTTATTATCTTGTAAAGATGATATAGCTGGTCCTTTAAAAGGTGGAACGATTATTACTGTTAAAGGAGACACTATTAAGTTTTATGGAGGAACGTTGACTTATAGCGTATTTGGAACTAGAGGTATTAGGAGTATTGCAATTAATGATTTAAAGGAGAAAGGAGATTAGATATGGACATTATGAATGAAGAAGAAATATCGAATGCTGTGAGTAGTATAGAGTGCACAAATATAGCAGATACTATAGATGGAGTACAACAAGTAAATGCGAGTTTTGATCCATTACAATCAATATTAAAAAAGGAGGTAAATTATGAGGGATAAGTCTAGATTGAAACATGTGATGGTGCAGGCAAAGATAAGTGTGGAGGCTGCTGATAAATTGGATAAAATTGTGAAGGAATATAAGTTTAACAGCAGATATGAGGTGATGCAATATCTGCTGTCAGCATTTATCGAAAAGGCCGATTGCGAAACAGAATATAATGGAGTTAATACTAATGAAACTGAACTTATGGATATATTCCAGCGGCTTAGAGCTGTGAAGGACAGGGTAAATACTGTTAAACCGTCGGCATATGATGATATTAAAAGAGTGGCATCAGTATTCATATATAGAGTTACCAACAGAAGGAGATATGTATCAAGCTGTATAACGGAAAATGGGGAAGGAATGCACCATTCCTCTAAAAAGGAGCAGGTATTAGAGGAAGTATTTCGGTATCTATATCCGAATTTAGCACAACGATTACTTGTAATCGGACGTAATATAGGAGTCAACGGTTATGATAATATCATCAAGGAGCTACTTGATATGTCTCCTGTATCATCGGATGGTATACATAATGATGTATCTACGGAGGTTAGTGGGTTTATGGGGCAGAATAAATACGGAATGGTTCCGGTTATAACAAGAAACAAAAAAGTAGAAAATGAGCAGGGATTATAATTACAGGAAGATGATCAGCTCCATGGCATGGAGAAAAACAAGAAGAAGAAAACTTGAACAGTCACCGTTATGTGAAGCTTGCAAGCAAAATGGATTGATAATGGCAGCGACAGAGGTTCACCATGTTATACCGTGTGAGTCAGCCAAGACAGTCACTGAAATGAGAGCTCTCATGTTTGATGTGGACAACCTACAGTCATTATGCCATGACTGCCATTCTTTGATTCATGCAGGGATGAAGTCACATAGCAGAGTTAAGGTAAAAGAGAATGCGAACCGTTCATTATCCCGGTTTAAGGAAAGGTTTATCTTATAATACGGGGGGGGGGATTTTTTTAAGACCACCCGGATTACTCAAACCCACTCCCACCAGGCATCACAAATTCTAGTTTTGAAAATTTGGATTTGGGGGTGACACTTTGGGATTACTCGGAATAACAACAATATTGTAAAAATAGGTAATATTAAAATATTTAACACAATGAAGAAAAAAAGCGAGGAACAACGGGCGGTCAGCAAAAAAATAAAAAATCAGAGGGATACGATTATAAAAACATTGAAAGATGTCAATAAGTATTCCAAAGAGTTGAACTGTCAGATTGATATATTTTCCCGTCTGTATCTGTTGTTTAAAAAAATCACGGAGGAGGTTTTGGATGATGGATATAATATCGTGTATGAAGAGAAGAGCCGGGAGGGACATGTAAGAAAGCGAATTGACCCTTTGGCAAGAGTTCCGTTCGAACAGGCTTCGCCTTTGATGAAATTATTGAAAGGATTGAAAATGAATATGGAAATGACCAAGCCTGATGATGGCGGAAGTCGTGGCCCCAGTCCGCTGGATAAACTAATGGAGAATATCAATAATGTGAATGACGGAGAGGACGAATGATGAATGAATGGGATGAGAAAAAAGCACTGAAAAAAGGGTATACGGATAGGCTGACATCTGTTGATTTGGATAGGTATAATCTAAGGAAAATAGACGGTCGGCTCTTTTCGTATATATATGGCGTGCAGTCCTGTCCGGAGGGGCATAACCTGTACGAGGTTCTTTCGGTGTTGAAATTCCTCCGTCTGATGGACACTTACACGTTTCAGAAAAAAAGAGTGAAAGTGTTTGTAGCCTTATATGAGAGCCTTAAATTTTCGGGGATAAACGGACGCCGCAGTTATAAGCTAACCCCCGTGCAGTATTTCCAGTTTGCCTCTATACTGGGGTTTTACAGATGGGAAGATATAGGCAGCGTGGAAGATATGACGGAAAGGAAGAAGGGAACAAAGGTCGTCAACGGGCGTGTGATGGAGTTGAGGCGGCTGGTAAGGGAGGCTATTCTGTTCGTTCCGAGAAAGTTTTCAAAGACCACCTCTACGGCTTCTCTTGCTGTTAATGACCTGCTTTTTGGGGATGCGAACGCGCAGGCATACACGGGCGCGAATTCAGGGCGGCAGGCTAAGATATGTTTTAATGAGATAAAGGGTATTATTAATCAATTGGATCCGGATAGACGCAGTTTTAAGACAAATCGTGAATGGCTGGGATGGAGGCCTACCAACACATACGGGAAAGAATCCTTTGTGGAATGTCTGTCGGGGGGCGGTGATGCAAAGGACGGTCTTAACGCATCTCTTTTTATCTTTGACGAATATGCGCAGGCGAGATATGTGAAGGATCACTCGGAGGGTGCGGAACTTATGCAAGTTATGGTGTCTTCTATGGGTATGAGAAGGGAGCCTCTGACAGTGATTATAACTACTGCAAGCCGCGTACCTGACGGACCTTTCGCTATAGAGCTGGAAAATGCGAAGAAAGTCCTTTTAGGAGAATATGACGATGATACGCAATTCGCGTCATTGTTTATGCCGGATGAATGGGAGCTTGACGATGAGCACATGAGTACTCCGGAGCTGTGGAAGAAATGTAATCCGCATATTGGCATAACGGTACAGGAGGGTTATTACCGCCAGATGTGGAACAAGGCGATACGCAACGTTGAGGCTATGATAGAATTTAAAACCAAGTTACTTAATGTCTTTGTTGCAGGCTCCGTAAAACCGTGGATAACACAGAATTTCGCCCATTCCTTGTCCATGAACATCAATTTGGAACAGGTGAAGGGAAGACCGTCTGCTATGGTGGCTTTTGACTTGTCTGTTTCTGATGACCTTTCCGCCGTGGTTTACAATATTTATAATAAGGAAGATAAAAAATTCTATCTGTTTATGGATAGCTATATACCGGAAGAAACAATAGAAACCCACCCGAACCGTGAGCTTTATAGGATGTGGGTAGATGGCGGCTGGTTGAAAGTATGCCCCGGTGCTGTCATAGATATGGACATGATTATAAACGACATATTAAGGCGTGACCGTAATTTGTTTATATGCCGGATAGGCTATGATGCTTACAAGGCAAGCGAGATACGCAACGCGCTTGCAGCGGGACTTTTGGGGAACGGGAAGAACCCGGACAAGATACTACGTGCTGTTCCCCAGACCTACGGGGCGTTCACATCACCGGTAGAATCGCTGGAGCTGGCGGCAAAAAGCCGTCCGGCTCATCTTGTTATTGCTTATAATCCTATCCTATTCTGGAACTTTGGAAACTGCTATATAGATGAAGATAAGATGTGTAATAAGAAACCGTTGAAAAGGAAGGAAAATCTTAAGATTGACGGTGCGATAGCCTCCTTGATGACATTTTGGCTTTACAGTAATACGGAACAGAGGTAACCATAAACAGCATATTGTCCGATATATAGAAGTTATAACTTGATATATGGACAATTTTTTCAGATTTTTCAAAAGAGAATCGGCACCATTGCCGTCATTCATAGACAGTGGTTCGGAGAAGACGGATGAGGAAGCGCACGAAGATTATGGGAAAGCGAAATCTACAGGTGGAGATTATCGGGAGAACATAGCTTATGTGAATTCCCCATGGGCTGCATTGAATATAGCCGCAGTATATCGTGCTGTGAATCTACTTTCAAGTTCTGCCGCTACGTTAACCATCCAATACAAGCGTAAGGACAGGGCGAAAAACTATTTCAAGCTGAGCGACACGAAGGATGGGAAGAGGATAAACTATCTGCTCGGGGCACGTCCTAATGATCGGATGAATTCATATACTATGATGAAGTATACGGTAGCCCAGTTGCTTTTGCAAGGGAATGCCTTTATCTACCCTGTACGTAATTCGTTCCACGAGATCGTATCTTTCATATTGTGTTCCCCCGGCTCGGTAACTTACGATGTATATGCTAATCAATATAAGATTGATGATATAACCAACGGAATAAGTGTGACTGTAGGTCCGAAAGATATACTCCATTTTAAGAACATGTGTCTTGACGGAGGATATTGGGGAATGTCTACCATAGCATACGCCAAGCAGTGTCTTAGTATTACTGCCACATCGGATGGTGAGACGTTGAAACGATTTGCCACAGGCGGACGTTTCAAGGCTATTCTTCAAGACAACACAACTGTCCAAGGCTACGGAAAGTATCAGGACGAGCAATTGAAGAATATGGGAATGGATATTCAGGACACGTTGAACCGTGGAGGGGACATACTGGCTGTATACGGTGACGGAAAGCTTACCCCTATAAGCATGTCATCGGCTGACATGCAGTTTTTGGAAAACAGAAAGTTTAATATCCGTGAGATTGCCCGGTTCTTCAATATACCACCGAGTAAACTTATGGACGATTCCAACGCCAACTACAAGGGTGTAGAGATGTCCAATGTAGCCTTTTATGTTGAGGCTTTGCAGCCCATAATTACCGAGATAGAGCGTGAATTTGCCGCCAAATTACTTGATGAGAATACCTATATGGATTACAAGTACACATTCGACTTGTCCGCATTGTACGCCCTTGACGTTGACAGCAAGAGCAGATGGCAAAAGACACGTCTGGAAACGGGCCAAGCAACCGTTAATGACATACGTAGGGATGACGATCGTCCGCCGGTGGACAAGGGGGATGATGTGTACATAAGCACAAACCTTGCAGTATTGGGAAGCCCCAAAATGTCTGGGGAAACAGTTGCAAGCTCTACAAAAATAAATGATAACAAGGAAGGAGAAGACGATGAATAGAGAATTGCGTGTGCTGACGCTTGAAAAAATGAAAGCGCAGATAAGGGATGTGCAGGATGAAGAGTTGGAGTTGTTGCATACATGGGGCATGGCGTGTGAGAGTGTGATTATAGATATGACAAACCGCACATTCGAAGAGTTGGAGGCATGGGAGGACGCTCATGGAAAAGGATTTCCCGAAGCCTTGGAATCGGCTATGTTGCTACTTGTAGCCCATTTGTTCCGGAACAGGGAGCCGGTTTCATCCGTAACCCAGAATATGGTTCCTTTTACTATATCAATGCTTGTAAAGCCTTATGTGAAATTATCAAACAGAAGTGAATCATGATATCAGCAGGGGCATTAACGGAAAGAGTGGATATTATGACCCCGGAAATAAGCCGTGGTAGCATGAATGAACAGGTAATCCAATATCGGAAAGCAATTACCGTATGGGCTAATGTGCAGTTTCAAAGGGGCGCTCGTGCTCTGACTGCCGGTGAAGCGTGGATGAACAGTTCGGTAGTTGTAACGATGCGCTATATGTCCGTGGTTACTGATCGTTGTCGGCTGGTATGGGATGGGAAAACCTACAGAATAGATTCGTGTAACCGATCCAAGAGAGATGGGAGTATTACTATTACGGCTTCCATATTGGATGAGGGAAGCGGTTTCGGGTAAGCCGAAAACAGGTATTTATAGGATATAAAAAAGGCGTTTCCTAAAGGGGCGTTTGAAAGTTGTAAATAAATAGAAAAAAATATGGATAATTCCAAGGAGAGAGAGGTAAGATACATGACCGGTGACCAGTTCCAGCCAAAGATCCGCGAGGCGGAGGACGGGAGTGATAGCCGGGTAATCGAGGGTTATGCGATTGTCTTTGGCGTTGAGAGTCGTATGCTTGTGGACTATTGGGATAACTACCGTGAGATTATAGAGCCGGGAGCCATTACGGAAGACGAGTTGAAGCGGATGGATATAAAGATGACATTGTGGCATAACCGCGAGAGGTTGCTGGCTCGTTGGAACAGGGGTGAAGGATCGCTTTCGCTTTCTGTGGATGAAACGGGTGTAAGATATAGATTTACAGCTCCAGCGACTCAGGATGGAACTACCGCATTAGAGTTGGTAAAGAGAGGGGATTTAGCCGGTTCTTCATTCACATTCTGGAGCGATGAGAGTTCTTCGGTCAGGTATACCAAGGATGATGATGGTGTGCTGTTACGACACGTTACCCGTATTGACGAGGTTTTTGAAATGACTATAGCTTCTGATCCGGCATATGTGCAGACCAGCGTCACAGCCCGGGAAGTGGAGGCTTCCGGTATTGTGTTGCACCCAGATCAGAAGAAACGGGAAACAATTGAGAAAAATGAAACCGCATATGCGGAATTGAGAAAGATAGCGAATAAGAAAATTTTTTAATCATTTTGTTTATGAATAAAGGAAAGAAAGTGAGTGTACAACAGTACATTACCAGACGAGAGGAAATCAAGGTACGTCTTAACGAGATTGTAGATTTGGCTGAATCGGAAAACAAACGTGCGTTTACCGATACTGAGAATGACGAGATCGAGTGTCTGAAACGCGAGATGAATGCTTTGGATGTGCGCATAGCGTGTGCTGACAAGAGCGGATATGTGGAAGTCACCGCCCGTGAGCTTGCGTTTGATGCGTTTATGCGCGAGCATATCAATTCTAGAAGTTCCCATCCGCTTAAGCGTGAGTTTACAGGAATGATCAGTACGGGAGCGCAGCCGATGATCCCTCTTACTATTAATGACATTATCCCTGCTTTGGAAGAAGGTCTTATCATTTCTAAGCTTGGATTACCGTTACGCACAGGTTTGGCGGGTGATTATTGTTGGCCGACAGTTTCGGCAGTTGAAGCAGAGGTAGCCGGGGAGGCTGTAGCTTTGACCGACAAAAAAATCGAGATCGGTAAGATTGTACCCAATCCTCAGAGAGTGGGTGTTACCATCAAGATTACAAGTCAGACAATCAACCAGACCGAGGGGGTGGCATACGATGTTGTTAAGCAGCAGATACCGATGGCTGTAACACGGACGCTGAATAAGCTGATGTTTACAACTGGGAAACAGACGCATAAGTTAGTAGGACCTTTTTCTGAGATCGCGTTCCCGGGAGGAAGTCCGGGCACCCCAAAGACTATCGCTGAGTTAAAAACTATGGCTGAAAAGAAAAATGCCCGTTTTATCAAGTTTGCCAACTCGACACCGACATTTAAGGAATTGGTATTGATGCGAGCATTGCCATTGATGAAAGGTATTGAGGGAAGTTACATGGCTTATGTGATGGATGAATACACAAAGGCGGTATTGGAAACTACCGATCGAGGATATGAAGGACCGACAAATCCGGGTAACACGGGAAGATATATTATCGAAAATAATACCATTGCTGGTGTTCCGGTTTTCTGTACGAATTATATTAATACAGATGATAAGACCTATATTGGTTTTGGCTCATGGGGATATGAGCCTATCGGGCAATTCGGTGAACAGCGTTTTATAATCAATCCTTATTCGGAAGACACATCAGATGTTGTTCGCTTGACCCTTAATGGGGATTGGGCGTTTACCACATTGCGTCCTGAGGCGTTTACGCTGGGAGAGTTACCTGCCGAAGGGGAATGATTTATTTACCCGGGGCTACGGCTCCGGGATAAAAATACGAAGTTATGGGAATAATGAAAAAAATCCTTGAGAACAATCGGGGGAAGCAGATAAAAGGGGTGTCATTTGTCTATGAGGGAGACGAAGTTATTGCCATGCTTGAAAGGATACGTAAGTCCAAGGAAATCAAAAAAAACGAGATAAAAAAAGAGGTACGAAGGGCATTAACACCGGAGCGGAAGTATGTGCGTAATGCAGCAAAAGCCGCAATGGGTAAAGATCCCGGAAGAGCGTACATGGCTGTAAAGATGGTTGTTTACCGTGACGGGAACGGCGGTATGCTTAACATACTTGATAG